GGCTTGACAATGTAACATCAGCTATGTGCATGCATCAGCAGCGGTTCGGGTTCGACGTTTATGGGGGTAAAAACAAAAAGGAACAAAGTTAAAATATAAAAAAGTGCGAAAAATGCACAACTGGTGCGGCTTTCAGCCGATTTTTAGAATTGTGCAGAAAAAAACAAAACGGAAATTATGTTGGATTAGCTTATATTTTACTTCAATTTTGGGAGCCGCTCGTTAATATCATCTATGGCTTTCCACAATTTTGACACTTCACGTCTTGTATCATTAAAGTAATTACGCAAATCCCGGGTATGGACTTCCACCACTTTAAAGAGGGCCAAAAGGTCGTTAAAATGCCTTTTATATGGTGTATAAGTGTCGTTATCGCTAACTAATTCAAGGTGGTGCTTATCAGCCTTGTACAGGCGCTTGCAAACAATACCGTCATCTTTGTCAAATACAACGTGGATAAAGCCTTCACGCAATTCGTGCATGGGATTTTGAAGCAAAATAGCTATCACATGGTCGCCATCTTTTATGGTGCCGTGCATACTATCGCCGGTTACCTGGCAACGTATATGAATGCCAGGCCCCAGATTTGGTATATACAGCGTTGGAAGCTGGTTTAGCTTGTCTTTATCGGCCAAAATCTGCGCCATCCCGGCGGCGGCTTTAGTATCAAAATCATACACATTACCACTCCATTTTTGCCCATAATTCACCTGATCTTCCCCTACAATTGACAATTTTACATTATCTGAAATACCCCATTTTGGGGTACGTAGGTGGACATTTGGGTGGACATTTAGATGGACATTTTCCTGCTTTTTTTCATCAACTAATTTTTCATTTAGGTGGACATTCTTAAAATCTTTACTTATCAAAATTCCCGGATCAACACCAAAAAAATCAGCAATCAATAAAATTGTTTCAATATTTGGCTCCGTGTGCCCTGTTTCATAATTTGCAACAGTACCCCTCTTTAAACCCAATGCGGCAGCGGCTTCCGCTTGTGTAAGCCCCTTTTTCTTTCTTAAAAAAATAAGGTTGTTTTTAAGGTTATTCACTTCCTGTTAATAATTTTTTTGTTTCAAAATTTGACAATGTCAAAAAATGAAACAATATTTGTGTTCTCTCAAAAAGAACAACGAAAGTATGCTGAAAACTCGAATCAAACAACCTAAAAGAGATACCCACCGGGCCGCAAGGATAAAGAAAACTGCTGCTTTAACAGGCTATTCTGAAAGATATGTACGCATGGTGCTGGATGGCGATAGGCAGAGTGAGGGAGTTATGGCCGTGTTTATGGCCATCAAAGATGGCGAAGATCAATTGCTTACTGAAGTGAAAAAATTAATCCCGTTTAACTAATATATGCAAAAAAACGCCGCTACAAATAACGAGCTATACCTTGAAAGGGCCGACCTCGTACCGCATATAATGAGTTACGATGCTTTTATTAAGGCAAATAACCGAAATGGCGGTTACTGGCGAATGATGCAAAACCCCTTTGACGGCCGCATGCCTATGGTAAAGTTTGAAACCATGCGCCCGGCCCTAAAGGAAAAAATACAACGCTACTACGGCGGAGATATATATGCCCACTATGCTGCATTACACATACTGCAGCAATTGACGCCAGACCATCATGCTGAGGAATTTTACCGCAATTACCGATATGATGGCAATAAAGAACTTCCACCTGAATACCAGGCCCGCTGCTGCGAGGCTGTAAAATGGCTCAACTTCTTTATAAAAGCGCAGGATGAAAAACATTATATGAAGGATAAACTTGGCATCAAGCGCATAGATACCTTTTGGGAGGTATGTATAAAGCAACTCATTGCTTACAATGTAGCCCTGCCACATAGCTATGGCAACCTGGTAAGCAAGCCAGATAGCGCTATTAAAAAGTACCGGGCCAATAGTTACGCCTCACTTATAAGCGGCCATTTTGGCAATAAAAAAGCGGCTAAAATAGGCAAAGCCGAAGATGGCTACTGCCCCGAACGAGAACAGCAGCAATTAGTAGTGATTAAAAAGCTGGCCCGCCTGCCGATGAACCTCGATATGGCCCAAATAACAAGCATGGCCAACGCATTTTTTGCAAAAAAAGGATGGGCCCAGATAAGCGAAGCTACCGTAAGCAACAAAATACAGCTACTACTGCCAGAGATAGCTATGCAGCGTAAGGGGATGGGCTGGTACAACAACAATGTAGCCATGCAGGTAAAAAGGGTGGCCCCTAAGTACCCCACCTACTTTTGGACACTCGACGGATGGACGGTAGAGCTGGCCTACCAGGACGAACAGGGCGGTAAAATGCGATATGATAACAGGCTGGTAATGGTAGTAGTGCTGGATGCCTGCAAAAAGTACCCCGTAGGCTGGGCCATTGGCGAAAGGGAGAATACCGACCTGATACGCATGGCCCTGCGCAACGCCATTATACACATGCAGGAGTTATTTGGTGCCGTGTACAGGCCCTGGCAAATACAAAGCGACAGGTACGGGTTGAAAAACCTAACGCCATTTTACAACGCCGTTAGCCATCTACATACCCCTGCTGCTGTAGGCAATGCTAAAAGCAAAATAGTAGAGCCCTATTTTAAGTATCTCAACAAAAAATACTGCCAGTTACTATATAACTGGACGGGCTTTAATATCAATGCCAAAAAAAACAACCAGCCGAATGTTGAATTTTTAAACAAAATAAAAAAACAACTACCCGATAAGGCAGGTGTAGTAGAGCAGATAAACACATTTATGATGGCTGAGCGAAAGCTTAAAATTGCTGATTATGCGGCCCTCTGGCAAGCCATGCCTGCCGATAAGCAGGTTACCCTTAGCCCTGCCGATTGCATCCAGGTTTTCGGAAAGGCGCATAGTGAGTTTAACTCAATTACCGGCCTGGGCCTTATAGCCACGCTGGAAGGCAGAAAAATGACTTACGACAGCTTCGACCCCGATTTCCGGGCCCTGCAATTTTCAACCAAGTTTAAAATATACTACGAGCCAACCGACCTGAGCCAGGTAGTAGCAGTTACCGAAGATGGCAAACGTAAATTTTTACTACACGATAAAATGGGAGTAGGTATGGGCTTTATGAATACCACGCCGGAACAACTCGACTACCGGCAACGTATAAAAGATTTTAACACAGCCAGAAAAACCGAATTGGTTCAACAAAGTATAAGTGATGATGCCCTACTGGCAGATATAGTAGGCAGTACCGACTTTGACCTTAGCGATAGCGCTGAAGCAACATTAAAACTCATGCTAACCGATGAATATGGCCAACAAAAAGAACACCTGCAGGATGCTAAGGGGCTAAAGCCATCAAAAAAACAGCAGCAGCTTAACCAGGCACAGCAGGAGTGGGACGAGGAGCACCAACGGCGCATCGAAAGCCAGATAGACGTAAACGACTATTTATAACTGCAAAACCAACCAACATGAAAAAAGAAATAAAAGACCAGGTAATAGCCGGTGTAAATCAGTACATCGAAAACAATGGCCTTAGCCAGCAGGATGTGGCCCGGCAAACCGGTATCAATGCCGCATACCTCAGCATGATGCTGCGTGGCAACTATACGCTAAAAGATACCGAGATAGCCGACCGCTACTTTTACACCCTTAGTGATTGGGCAGGCCTTCCTTTTGAAAAACAATACTGGGATATACTGCCCACACGCCAGTTTAAGGAGTGTATAGCCTACCTCGAGCATGCCATGAGGCACAGCCAAACCATCACTTTATTGTGCGATACCGGTTTTGGAAAAACAGCCACCCTCGATAAATTTCAGCATAAGCATCCACGCCATTGCATCCGTATTACCGTTAATAGCTGCTACAGCCTTAAAGATATACTGGCTGTAATATGCGAAAAAACAGGTGTAGAGCAGGCATGGAGCACCAGCCTTACCCTTGGCAATATCATCCAGCGCTTTAAAGAGCTTAAGCACCAGGGCCACAAAATGATAGTAGTAATTGACGAAGCCGAAAACATGAAGCTGCCAGTGCTTAAAATGCTAAAGGGCCTCTACGATGGCATTAAAGGCTACGCAGCACTTGCCCTTGTAGGCACCGACCAGTTGATTCACATGCTCGATAAAATGCGCCGCCGTGATGCCATAGGCATGCCACAGCTATACCGGCGTATAAAAGCCGGGGTAAAAATCATTAGCAACGATACCGGAGGCTTCAAAATATTTTTCGAAAAGTATATCACTGGGGAGCAGGCCCTGCAAAAGCTGCTGCTTCAATTGTGCAGCAACTATGGTGAGCTGCACGACTATTTAGAGCCAGTACTGCGTGAAGCCGATATAAATAACCAGCCTGTTTCAGAACAATTATTTCGCCAATACCATAACCTGCCAAAATTTACCAACAGTCATGCATAAGTTAAAACTATCCGTGCAGGACGAGATGTGCCTGCTACTCAATTGCGAGGATGATACTTACAGTAGCATCATTTACAAATATGGCTTAGCCTACCTTATGTGGTACCTGCCCTGCAACCCACGGCAGCGCCGCATACTGGAAGGCAGCAAAGTATTTTGGAATTGGTTTAAAACACAATGGTACATACACGATCAGGCGCTAATTGATGATGCCGAATTTCACCAGGCCACTATAAAAGAGCGCCGCCTGTGGTTTAAGCGCTTGCATTGCCCGCAGGCAATGGCGGCAGAGGTAAAGCCAAATAGTATTGTAATTGCTGAACTCTACAAAAAAGAAAAACTATGCTATTAACACCACACCAACAGCAACTTATATCAGCCATAGAGGCTGAGTACACAAGTATTATAGCAGCCATCACCGGCAAATCAGTAATTGTAAAATTTGTAATAGATGAGGATTTGGATAAAATGGCGATCGAAAAATCAATAAGGCACTATGTGTGCCAGCACTTTGGTGTAAGCTGGGCCCAAATAGAAGGAAAGTACAGAGATAGGGTAATTACTACAGCCAGGCATGTGTACTGTTGGCTTTGCCGCAAAAATTTATCCATGACTTTTAAAGCCATCGGGCAAAAAATAGGCAAGCACCATACTACTGTAATTGCCGGTATAGCATGTATTGATGATTACCTTGAGGTCAAAGATGAAATCGTTGAAAATTCCATAAACACACTAACCCAATTAATAACATTGAAATGATTAGCAAACCATTCACCATAACCATTAGCCGCTCCATGCTTGAAGGTATATATGGCATTATTAGCGTTATCATACAAAGCCAACCAGCCGATGATGATGATAAGCTACTACTGGCTACCCTGGCCGAAATACGAAGCGATATGCATCGCCGCCTCGATAAAGTACAGCAGGAGTATCGCTTTACCTTAAGCCCGGCTAAAGCCATCGCATTACGCATTATGGCTACTAATTTTTGCCTCGATATTAAAACATACACTGGCAACAAGCTGCACCAGCTAAGTAATCAAATTCACAAACATTACAGTAATTAATCAGCACATGATACTATTGCTACTCACCCTGCTTTACATAAGCGCTTACAGTGTTGACCAATGGATTGCCTACAACGAATTAAAACAACGCCGCAAGGCCCGGCGCAGCAAAGTACAACCACGTTTAAAATAATCTTTAAAACAATATAAAATGAGTAATGTAAAATTTCACACCCAAAAAGATAGTGTATGGGTTAATGCCGCAGGCGATGCGGTGCCTGTAAAATTTGTGCCTAAAGTTGATAAGGTAAAAGAAAGCCTGGGGCAAAAAGTACATAAAGCTGCATTGCAGGCCGAAAAGCAATTATCCGATTTGCATAAACTTTTAACCGAAGCCTCAACCGAAGTGCTGCAGCTTATACGAGATGAATATGCAGTTAAAAGTGGCAAACAAAAAAAACAAGGTAAAGGCGCTTTTACATGGTTCAATTTCGACAGGAGCATAAAGATAGAAGGTGATGTAAACGACATTGTAAAATGGGATGGCCCATTGATGACAGAGGCGCACGAGCTTTTAAAACAATACATCAATGCCAATCTTAACGGAGCCAATGAATTGATTGCCGGATTAGTTACTGCCGCATTTGCCAACACTCGTGGCATGATAGATAGCGGCAAAGTGTTTCAGATACTCAAGTACCAGGATAAAATAAAAAACAAAGAATTTCAAAAAGCCTGTGAACTGATGAAACAGGCCCAAACTATAGACCGTACAAAGATGTACATGCGTGTATGGGAGAAGGCAGATACTGGCGAGTATCGCAACATAAACCTCAACTTTAGCAGCATATAATGGCTGAAAAAGTTATTTTTTGCAAAAAAATCAACTCAAAAAATACATAAGTATTTAAAAATCAGATAATTATTAAAAAATGCACCCTCAAAAAATGGAAAGTATTGCCAACTTAAAACCAATTGCCGGTGCAAAAGTTGATTTGCCACAAAAGCCATATAAGAAAAAGAAAATCAAGATGTTACGCCCCTCTCAAATCATCAAAAAAGAGCGGCAGTATATCGATTTGGATGGCCCGCTTGGCGAAAGCATTGGCAGAATTGAAAGGGGCACAAAAATATTCATTACCGGCCGCAGCTATAGCGGTAAAAGCAGCATTATAATCAGGCTATGCCGGGCTATGTCCCAGCACATGAGGGTTGATTACAACAACCACGAAGAGAAGGGCGGCGATGCTGCAACTGTAAAGGAAAAAATGCGCCTGGCAGGCATTGACGAAAGCCACGATGATAGTATCCGGTTTTACAAGGCCCCAATTACCAGCGATGTGGAAGAAACTTTTTCGGAAATACTTTTAAAACGCAATAGTGCAGGCTTTGCGGTGCTCGATAGTGTGCAGCATGCCGGTATGGGTAAGCGGGAGTATATTGAATTTACCAACATGTTTTGCAACCCCCGCCGGGGCAAAATAATAGCCTTCATCAGCCATTGGCAAAAGAACGACCTTACTAAGCACCTGCTGCATGATTGCGATGTGAAGCTGGAAGCTATGCATTATGTGGTGTATGTAGAAAGTCGACTTGAAGGCGCTACCAACAAGCCGATAGTTATTTGGGAAGAAGGTGCCAAAAAAGCCTGGGGTAAAAATTATAAAGCAGTGATCAACGGCGATTACTGGCCGGGTAGAAAGAATAATAAAAGGAAAAAATAGAAATTAGATGTAAAAACAAACTATATGTCAACTCCACAATTTTACTTACTTATCTGAAACGACTTTAAATAAAATAAAAATGGCTCAAAAGTCAAACATACAATGGACTGATGCAACTTGGAATATCGCAAGAGGTTGCACAAAAGTAGATGAAGATTGCAAGTTTTGTTATATGTATAGGGATAGTTTTGATAATACAAGATATAACCCTTTGCAAGTAACGAAAACTAAAACAGTTTTCAATTTGCCTTTGAAGATAAAAGAACCTTCAAAGATTTTTACCTCGTCATTAACAGATGTATTTCATCCTGATTGCGATGCTTTTAGAAATGAAATGTGGGATATAATTCGCAAATGCCCACAGCATACTTTTCAGATACTTACTAAACGACCTGAAAGAATTGAAGCAAACACACCTGCTGATTTATTACAGGCAGAAAATATTTTGTTTGGCACAAGTGTAGGAAGTGAGAAAGGCAAACAAAGGATTTACGATTTATTAAAAGTTGATTGCAAAACTCGTTTCATTTCATTTGAACCACTACACGAAAGAGTAGATATGAATTTAGATTTACTGGACTTGCTTAAAATTCATTGGGCAATTATTGGTGGTGAAAGTGGTAATGAAACTGGCAAATATCGTTATCGCCCTTGTCAAGTTGAATGGATGGAAGAACTTGTAAAAGACTTAACACCAACAACTGCAATTTTCGTCAAACAAATGGGAACACATTTAGCAAAAGAGTTAAAAATGTCTGATAGGCACGGTGGGAACATTGATGAATTTCCGTCCACCTTGCAAATTAGAGAGTTTCCCAAAGGTAGCAGCTAACGTTCGACGGCTTTCTGCTGCGGGGATTTGATGCACGTCTGCCCATTAAAGCACTAAAGCCAGTGAACGAACAAATGTTGAAGGTTTGCACTTTCGCCCCGTAGCGGAAAACCGATTGTTGGCGGTTCGTGCTTTTGTAAATTTAGAACATTAAAAATATATTCAACATGTCAAAACATTTAAGAGTATCACTCTATTACAATGATGAACATCCGCAAAAGATGATGCAACGGTTAGGAATTACCTACCAACACGCTACACCGCAAAGTTTAGGCGACCAATGGTGGTTTTGGAATTGCGAAAACGTACCCGACACTTTACCTGAACATGTTACCATATTAGATGCCGACCCGATGGAAATGATTGGTTGGGGTCTGTCCAAAGAAGATGCAGAAAAGATTAGGGACTATACAAGTGCTGGGTCTTAGCATGACCGCCAACGTTGAAGGTATTGCCGAAGGTGGGGCGTAAAAGTGCTACCGCTTCACCTAAGCACAAAAGTTTAATAGTAGCACTAATGTTGAATTTGGGTTGGTCTGCCCCACTTTTGGCAATACATTGTTAGCAGCCGTTTAATTTTAAAATATGCAAACTTATTTTCAAACAGACGAATTGCAAAAACTCATTGATTGGGAAGCAATAATGCCAATGTCAAGATACGCTGGTGGACACGATGAACAAATGAAAGGGCTTTTTAAAAATGTAACAGTAATAGCCCATTGGAACGAAAACGATTATCAGGGGCAAGTAGCAACCTGTGTAAAGTTCAATGATGGAAAATTTAAAGACCATTTTGGTATTTACAATGATTATTACGGTTCTTGTTCAGGTTGCGATGCTTGGGAAGATGCAGGTGATGATGACGTAAGAAAAATGTGCATTGACTTATCAAATGGAACATACATTTTTAAAAGCCTTGAAGATGTAAAAGAGTTTTTGCAAAACCCAAATGATGAAGGTAAACAATGGTCGTCTTGGTCAGGTGTAGCTGCTAATTTATTGTCGAACATTAATTCAGGAACGATTCAGTAAATGGCTGCTAACGTAAAAGCATTTGTGTCAGGCGGGCATAGATGCAAATTTAAATTAACCGCGAGCTGTCCGCCCGCTTGCACAAATGCAGTGTTAGCTGCCGTTTATTTATGAAGCGATTAACTCAAACACACGAATTAAAAACTTGGTCAGAATACTTTGATGCTGTTTTGGCTGGAAAGAAAACATTTGAAGTAAGAAAGAATGATAGGGATTTTCAGGAAGGAGATATTCTATTGCTTAACAAATGGGATAATGTCAAAAATGAATACGCTGGAAGCCAAACAGCATTTACAATTACTTATGTCCTTAAAGGCGGTCAATTTGGAATTGAAGACGGATACTGTGTTTTAGGACTTAAACCGATACTACCCGCTGGCTGTCGCTAAATGGCCGCTAACGGTTCTGGGCTTGTAGCAGCAGGGGATTTATAGCACTACTGTTCAGCCTTAGCACCACAGCCCAATAGATGTAAATGGCTCAAAACTTATTCGTCTGCCCCTATTGCTACAAACCCTTGTTAGCGGTTCGGGCTTGGTTTCACAAGGGTTAAAATTTAAAAAAGTTAAAAAAATGAAGCAAAAAGATTTAGAGCAAATAAAAGAAGGCGAATTTATACAACACAAGCATTTTGGTTTATGCTACGTTGATAAACGCCAATTAGATGGCTTTGGTCGTTGGTTTGGATTAGCTATTCGCCCATTGTCAATACAAGGGTTTATGACACTTGCGAACTGTTCGGGTGTTTTATTTAATAGAACATTAGAAGATAGCAATAGACTTATTACTTCAAAAGTTATAAATCCAACTATTCCAAAATTGATTTTTAAAACTAAAAAAGGTTTTGAAGTTCACGAATGGAAAAAACTTGGTGAAGTATCCGACAAAGGAAAATTTTCAAGTGTCAAATTAAAAGAGTTTACAAATCAAGATGAAGCAATGTCGTTTGCTGGGTTTTCGTAGCCTGACCGCTAACTATTGCATTTACGCTATTACACGAGGTGAAAAAAAGTGAACCAGCTATGTTAATCAACACAATATGCGAGCATCTTGAGCAGCGCATTAAAAATAACGAGCTTAGCAATAACGACCTGGTTCAAATAATTGAACTGGCCGGCCGATACCTTAACCTGGCCACCATTAGCGACTATGCCGATGCTCATAAAATGAGCTACAACGGTGTAAAAAAAACTCGTGAAATACGTACCCTCTTCAACGTAAAATTTGTAATCGATAACGAATGAAACGTTTCATCATCTCATCCGACAAATTTACCGGCAGCGCCGAGCTACTTTACAATGACAAGGGTATGCTGATAAAAATAGACATGACACAGGCCCAAATGGATGAACACACAACCATGCACTTTAAGCGCAGCGTGCCGCACACTTTGGCCCTGCTGATGGATAATAACTGGTGCAGCCCAGGCACTACCACTGTTGAAGCGGAATATGAAGTTGATTTTGAAATGTTCTGGGAAAAATACGATCATAAAATCAATAAAAAACGTTGCATACCCCTTTGGGATAAATTAACCAAACCACAACAAGTAGCCGCTTACTACGGCATCTATCGCTACCAGCGCTACCTGCAGCGCACCGGCCAGTATAAAAGAAACCCTGAAAATTATTTGAAAGACGAAATGTGGAATAATGACTACAAGTAACACCATCGTTTTATACAAAGGCCATACTATCCAGTATGCCGATGGCTACTGGAGCATAGCCACAAGGCCATTGCTGCCATTTATAAGCCTGCAGACAGCTAAAGAGTACATCGATAACCAAATGCTCATAAAATGAACCAGGCCCAGTATAAAGCGGCATACGCCATCATCAATAAATGCGGCCTTAGTGCCGAGAAAGATACCATAGTATTATCGATTAGTAATGGCCGCACCACCAGTATGCGCCAGCTAACACACCAGGAGAGTATTTTTTTAATAAAATGGTTAAAAAATGAACAAGAGCGCCGGGGCAAAATACACAGCAGGGATATAAGCGCCATGCGTGGCAAAATACTATACTACTGCCACCAGATGGGATGGACGAAAAAAAATGCAACAGGCAAAACCATTGCCGATGTGCAGCGCTTTGATGAATGGGCCCTGCATTATAGCTATCTCAAAAAAAAACTTAACCAGTATACTTACGATGAAATGCCTAAATTAGTGAGCCAGTTTGAACAGGTATATAAGCACTTTTTAAATAAATTTTAAACCAACATGAAAAAGTTAATTGTCGTTTTATTCATACTACCCATATCATTGTACTCTCAATGTTACAATCCTTTTGGCAACGATACTTTAGCCACATCGCTAAAACAAGCCGTTGAAAATTATACCATGTTTAATTTGCAAAAAAGCGAGCCGAAAAAAATAAGTAGCGCTTATGCCATTAATTATTTCAACCCGGAAGGGTTTGCCGGGCTAACCATTTCTCTGAGCAGAAAAAAAATACTGCAAGGCACCGAGCTTGTATATGGAGAGCCTACAATCTTTAGAATTGCTATTTTCGGCCCTGCAGAAAGGTTGAAAAAAATGGCTGATGAATATTTTTACCCACTCATACAGCCATGCCTGAAAAGAAAAATAACCTGTTGTTTTTTTTGGAACAATTTTAAACTTTCACTATTTGAAGATCAGCCACATAATGGAATAGAAATGAAGTATATGGAAATTGAAATATTGCCTGGCAATTAACTTTATTACTGTGCTTTGTTTCCATCTTTTTTTTTATACATAAAAAAAAATATGCATTATTGCACACATGCTTCGAGGCCATCGTACATATCTTTCCCTTTTTCAAAGCGAACAACCCATCACCGACACTATTGCACTGCCAGAGCGCAGGGGGCGCAATGAAGAGTTGATTAAGCAGCGTAATGAGTTACTTTTACATCGCCATTATTTTTACACTAAAATAAAAAAGTACCCATACCACCTGCTTTTATCAAGCCTGGAGAGTGAATTTTTCCTGACACAACGCACTGTAATGGATATTGTGCAGTCCAATACGACCTTGCTGCGGCGTATCAATACTGATAAAATAGAATCTCGTGAGCTAAGGCGTAAATACCCGGCTATGAATTGGGACTAAGGCCCATCAATGCATCCGGCCTTGCAGCTTTCACTGTTGTTTTTTTACCAATATCATCGGTATATCCAATTGCAAATTTTATTACCCTTACCCGGATATCATCGTCCCGGCGTTCGGTGCCTGCGGCCCGGCGCAGTAGCTTGCCAAAGCCTTCGGGTGCCCAGCCGTGCAGCGCTTTGCATAATCTTCGTTCCACTTCGTAAAACTGAAATGCTTTATCCCTTATTGAAACAGGTGTCAAGTTGCTGGCATCTGTATATTTTACCAGCCCTACACGTATGGTAATAATACCTGTTGCCATTTGCTCAAGGTGGTTTTGCATATCGGTGTATTGCAGCTCTTCAATATCAATAAGCGCACAGGGCCATGCTACCGCCGGCCGCATTTCGTAGTTTTCAAGCTGCCCCAAATCCTGCTCAATATACCGGTACACGGCTTTTTCGTCAGCCGTGATTTCTGCAATCTTTTCAATGAGGCTGTTTAAAAGGTTAGCCTCGGGTGATTGTAATGCCATAATTACTGTTTAAATCGTTTAAAAGTTTAGCGCAGCCCTTTCATCAGCTCTGCCATCAGGCGGCGCTGTAGCTGTTTATCTAAATATTGACTGTAGCCCATAAACTGGCGGCGTGGCACATCGGCATTCACACGCCTTGTATGTTGTTTCACAGTTGTGTAGCCTGTATTTATTTTGCCCCATTTAATTGTGCTTCGTGTTTTTAAAGTAGTTTTTTTAACAATTCCTGTTTTGTTTATTTTTCGGGTATGTCGCCTCACAGTCTGAATGAATCCGAGGCGCATCCCCTCATTATGTGCTTTTGCATAAGGTACATCTGTACCAATGGTAACGGCACCAAAATGTACATCAGTAACTCGTATGCTTCGGCGCAGCCTGCCGGTGTCAACAAGCAATGCTCTTCCTTTATTACGTGGCGTAATGCCCCATTTGGTTATTTCTTTGCGCTGCTTCCATGGCTCACGGTAGCTGCCCAGCCATGCCTGCTCCCTGAAGCGGTCTAAAAAAAAATTCACGGCATCATTACCCAGCATGGCCGGGGCATATTTAATCACTTCTTTAAAGTGCTTTTCAATCTTGTTTAAATCAAAATTTTGAGCCATTTAAAATAGTTGTATATTTACATATCAGTTCGCCCCACGAAGGCGAGCGCCCCCCGGCAGCAATGCCGGGGCTTTTATTTTACAGGCCACACCTTCCCATTTATATCAATTACAATTATTTTTTCAATAATTTGCAAACTGCTGCTGTTGTCAATTGCTCTTTCAGCAATACTTTTAATCTTATCCATATCAACATCATGCCTCATTTGAATAACAGCATTTTTTAAACCCTGATCTGCCACTCTTTTTAACATACGGCCAATTTTCTTTCCCTTAAAATCATCTTCATAACTTTTAAGTTCCCAGTATTCTTTATTAAAATAAAAATCAGGTTGAGAAAAAGGGGTTACGTTTTTAAAGAAGTAATAATATCTCCAGTCTTCGGAAGGCGACTGAAAATCGGGGCATAAAAATACATCTGTATCGAAATGCGATGCAATGGCATCGGCAGCATTTATCCGTTGCTGATATTCTACATAATAGCGCTGGTCATTTTTCTTTCCAGGGTCGTAAGCCAATCCGCTTTCATAAACAGCCCCTTCGCTTCCTCTTAATTTCCTCGTTGTATCTAAGCTGTAATTAGCATCCCCAAAACTCAATAACGCATTTTCCGGCACATGGTTAAAATATGGATGCCCTTTTGGAAACACCAATCCATCTTTTGCAATATTGGTGCTAAACATTGCCGGTATCACAGCATGCTCAATCTTATTATCGGGTGTAACAGAACCACCACTATGCTTCCTTACGGTACTCCGGCATCCGAAGTGGTTGGGTGGGTAATACTTATTCCAAAATGCATCATCCACATGCTTGCGTACCCCATGCAATGGCCTGCATATATCACTGGTGCGGCCATCCATCACCACATCCATTTCAAGTATGGGAAAGGTGTTTTTGCCTGCCTGAATGTCCACCCACTTGCTTGCCATTTGCCCGCTTGCAATAGCGGTATCATATTCTGTTTTCAGCCATTGGTTTACATGGGTATCGTTTATTTCAAAGGCAGCTTTTTTAAACTCGCTATAGCTTCTAATTTTTGCATCCGGCCCTATGAGGGCTTGTGTTAGTGCTTTTAATTGCTGGTAATTTTTGGCAGCAGAAAACTGGTAAACATTGTTCTGAAGGTTTTTAAGCATTTCATAATCGGGGCTGTTATAATCAATCCCGATTAAATCCTTCCCATATCCATTTTTTACGGCAGCCCACAATTCTTTTGCATAGTACTGTGTTACTTTTTTATCAATGGTTTTCGGCATTCCCTGTTCTTTCCAAATGCCCTCAACCATTTGCGTTAATGCAGCGGCAAAATCATCATTATTGGTTGCAGAAAGTTTAAATGGGCTATTGCCCGAATGGCAGCAGCTTTCACCATACAGCGTATTTAATTCTGCGGTTAACTGTTTATGTGTTTGCCCCGGCAGCCCACGTATGCTTTTCAACAGCTTTAGTGGGCGCTCCCGAAAAAATCGGTTAATACGTTTTTGATTTCAGCCTCAAGGCTAAGTTTCTTATCCTCTTTTTTTCCATCAGCCTGCTGCTGTTGCTTTGCCTTTTCATCTTCCATTTTTTGTACCTGTGCATCAAAATCATCGGGCTTTTTTAAGCCGCTGATTTCATAAATATCATCGGCATCCACGGGCAGGCCCATTAGCTTAACCTGCTGCGCTATGCTTATTTTAGTTTTGGCGGTATCTAAATCCACAGGATCTTCATTCACAAATTTGCCGCCGGGAGGCAGCAGGCCAATGTTTATAAGCACGGGTAAAATAACCTCATTGAGTATAGCTATTTCTTTTATTTTGTCGTCCTGCGCAACTTCGTTTACTGTTTTAAAATGCGTTTCGCTTTGTGCATAGCCACTACTCTTGCTGCTTGTGGTACTTTCGGTTGCACCAAGTATCAACACCATCATTTCTTCGTTCATTGCCTGCCGCAGGGTGTTGTACAAATCATTACTATTGCTGCCACTACTATCTTTATGCATGGTAAACTCTGCATCCTTTGGCAGCACAGCCCATGCTGCACTTGCCGCTTTTTCCAAAGCCTGCTCCAATTGTATGCGCACCTGCTCGTTGAAGCCATCGTACCTGGCTTCACGAAATGGCATGCCGAATATTTGTGCATAGTTGGCCCAATCGGCAATATTTCCTCTTTTATAAATAGCATAGCAGGTTGCCTGCAGCAGGTATCCCAAATCATCATGCCTGCCTATTTCAACAACTGTGCGGTTGTAAGGTGGCATATCGTACCTTATTCCTTCAATGTCAAATTGATTTTGTATAATTAATTTTTCACGTGGTTTTATATGTTTTTTGGGCACATCAAACACATAAAGCTTATCATCCACATTCATTAGTTCCATTACAGTTATGCCCCATGCCTTTTGCAATTGGATGCACTCTCTCAAGTATATGAATTGTAAACTATCGATAAGACAACTTGTGCCTTTAATTTCTTTTTTATCATCCTCACCTACATACATAAGTTTGTTTTTTGTAACACCGAGTACCCTTTTCCTTACTAAACGGTTTAAAAAGGCATCTAAAAGGGCATCATCATACAAGTCATAAAGTGCTTCTCTGGAGCCATTTATAGCTTCCGCATTTTGGTGTTTATTGCGCCAGTCCTGTATATCGGTTTTGCTGCGCTGTACAGGGCGTATATTAATATTTTGTATTACAATACCACTTTCCTTTATTTCTCCTGAAACTTTAGTTACACCTGGTTTCACTTGTTTTTTAACTGCCATTTTAAAAGTTGTTTTTTCGTTTTTCAATAGTTCCGTACTTGATATAATTGTTTGCCTCTTCGGCCGGGGGCTCCGAAGGGTAAGGCATTGTAGGATTTATTTTACCACTCTGCACCTTGCCCAGCCATTCCAGTGCCTGCTCGTACCGGTACTTTCGCAATTCCATCTCCACGCCGGGGTTGGCAAGCTGTATGTAATGCCATACGGCAATGTCTTTTGTGTACAGCAATAATGTAGGGTGGCGTTCAGTGCCGGTAGCACTGAATATGGCTGTTGTGTCGTAAGCCCTTATATAACCTTCCACTTCGCCGGTAGCAGCAATTATAGCATCCTGTAGTATGCTTTCATCCTCACGGCTTATTTCGTCCACTATGCCGCCATACAGGTGTGTTTTAATTTCTGATGTTTCTAAAAATGCCATTTAAAAACGTTTTAAGCTGTGTTTACGAAAGCCCATACTTATGGGCGTATCTTCAAAAAAACGGTTATCAATTATTTGTTTTGCACCTTCGCAGGCATCGGGGCCGTCATCATGGCTTTTGCTGCCTGGTTCAAGCGCTTTGAATTGTTCTTCGAGTATTTGCATGTGATGATTGCTGCGTTCCTCTTCATTCAACCACAGCTTTCCATTTGTATTCAAGGGCTCCAGTGCACTTTCAATACGTGTGAATTTGTCCGGTTTTTTTCGTTTATCCGGGGCAATCACTATGGTACTTTTCATTGTGGCAAACACATCGTGCAGCTCTTTTAGAATTATATCCTGTAAAAAGTTTTCTTCAGCATACCAGTATATCGGCGTTTTCCCGTCAACGTAATTTTTTATGTCAATAAGCCCGGCTGCCAAATCTCTGGTAGTGCCCTGCTTTAAAAAGCACTTGCGTATATGGTACTCTGTGCCTATTCTGCCCATTAGTACAGCCGCCTTAAAATCGTTGCGGCTGGTACTCTTATAGCTTAAATCTATGTAGCATACGAGGAACCTGTATGCCTTTATATGGGGCAGTTTTTTATAATGCATTTCGCTGAATACTGAGCCCTGGCTTATAGGGTTATTGAAATACTCCTTTTGTGCACTGATATAACTTATTTTGCTTAGGGTATAATCAATATCCTTTTCGCTGTTTTTTGCAGGCCATGTGCTTTTACCTTTATTATCACGGATGTTGATTACGTCAACATAGTCGGCCTTTTTAATAGCTTCTGTTATGCAGCAATACTTTGCGATAATATTGCCGTTAAAGCGTATGCGCTTACGACCACTCACGCTTAGCGTTGGTATCAGGGCCTGTTCTATCCATTCCCACTTTTGCCTTACTATTTTTTCATTTCTGCACTCTTCGTCCGTATCAATATCATCTATGTCAAGTATATCAGGCCGCATCTCTTCCAGCCGCAAGCCCCGTGGTGATTGACCGGCACCAATGGCAACAAATCCGAAACCAGCTTTCGATACAAAGTGCCCCGTTTCCCACTGCCCAATTTTCTTTTGCTCGCCATAATCGTTTATTATTCGCTGATTGCTTTCCAGGTTTATCATATACGGCATCAGCAATGCAACGGCTTTATCATAGCTGGTGCTTACCTGTATTTTAAACTTAGACCTGCCTGTTAGCATCAGTTTTAAATCTTCCATCATAGCCCGGGTACTCTTAGCCAGTTCCCGGCTCCATGCCCTCACTTCGTATATCCGCTCGTTATCCATCCAGCGCCTGGTAGCTGCCCGGTGAAAGGCTGCGCTTTCACATTTATAATAGTTAGGGAAGTAGTATTTGAACCAGGCCTCATGGTCTGATTCAAGCATGGCGATACGTTTCTTTTGCTGAACCAGCGTTTCCGCCTGGTCTACATAAGTAGAGCGCTCTATCTGCTTTCTAAATTTTTCCCACTGCGCCAGTGCCTGCTTATCCTTCAGCTTCATGCAAATTGATTTAGATAGATGTCAAACCATTTCGTTATCTGCTTTGCCAAATCAGGTTCTTCTTTTTGCACCATGTTTATAAACTCAGTACCAACATCCACTTTTTCGGCAATACTTGTTTCAATTTCAAGGTTTTTTATTGCAGTAGTTAGTTTCAGCACTGCATCAGCTTCTTTGCTATTGATGGGTATTTTCAACTCACTTTTTTCGTCTATCGCATCATTTATGTTTTGAAGCATTTTGTAAAGCCTTCGCAATTCGTTACTACGTGTAGTTAGTAATGATGTTTTTAAGTCATCCCATCTTACACCTTTATCATCTGATGTATTCACCCAGGTACTAAGTGTGTTTTCGCTGACCCCAACTATGGAAGCAATTTCCTTTTGATTATACTGGCCGGTTAAGTAGAGTGCTTTAGCCTTATCCTTTTTGTCGTTGCGTTTTGCCATATATGGCAAAATTGTTTTTTATACAGGGCGGTTTCAATTTTAAAATCAATGATACGGCAGTAGGTGCCGGGGCTTACGGCAAATGCTGCCGTGTGTCTAAACCTGCATTTGGTAAGGCTTTCAGCCGATTGCATTTTTACGCCATAATCGACAAAGCAAGCGAATGGCCAAACTGGATATTGACATTGTTCTTATAGATGACAGCATAGTGATGCATGGCTTTCGTGTATTAATGAGCGGCGCAATGCTTGAAGGTTTTAAAAGCAATCCAATAATGCTGCTGCAGCATAACCGACCCAAAGAGTATGCCGGTGCCGATGATATTATGCTGCCGATTGGTAAGTGGTACGATATACGTGTAGAAGGTAACCGCTTGCTGGCAAAGCCAGAGTTTGACGATGATGACGAGCTGGCTGTTAAAGTGCAGAATAAAGTTCAAAAGGGTTACCTCAATGGCGCAAGCATTTGGATAGAGCCGTTGAGAATAAGCGAAGAGCCATCCGACATGCTGCCGGGCCAAAGCCTGCCCACATTAACCAAATGGGGCCTGCTGGAGGCAAGCATTGTGGATATACCCAATTGCCGCAATGCCTTAGCTATAAGGAATAGTGCCGGAAAAAAAATACTACTGCACGGCGATGGAAGCGAAAATGAAAATGAGTTAAAAGAATACTTAAAAACTTTTTCAACAAAAAATATATCGATGGAAAAAAAAGTACTGGCCGCTAAGCTTGGCCTTGATGAAAGCGTAGCTGATGCTTTGCTTAGCAAAAAAGTAGATGAAATAATTGCCAATGCTGCCAAGCTTACTGCATTGCAGGATGAAAATACGCAGCTTAAAGACACTATTGTGCAGATGAAAAACGCTGCTGCTGATAAGGCGGTTGATGACCTGGTTGAAGCGGGGTTTAATGAAAAAAAATACGGCGCTGAAGAAAAGGAAAGGTATCGTAAGCTGGCCAAGGCCGATTTTGAAACTACAAAAGAGCTTATAGATAGCATGAAGCCTTATGAAAGTATTGAAAGCCGGTTGAGCGCTGCCGATAACAATGTAAACCAGGCAAGGCTTACTGAGCTGAGCAAGCTGAGTGGCGTAGAGCTTTACAATAAGGGCCTGCTGGAAGAGTTGCAAAAACTATCGTTGCCGGTATTTAAAATTAAGTACAAAGAAGCCTTTGGGGTAGAGTACAATGGCTAATCAAATTATTAAATAAAAAAGATAAAAAAAGTATAACCATGAAACTAATTAAAGCCATTGTTTTTATTGCAGGCATTTTTTTGCTGGGTGCTCCGGCAGTTGAAGGTATTGTGCAGTTTTCAAAAGAAATTAATGTACATCCATTGGCAGTGGCAGTGCCTTTAATAACAATAGGCATTGTGCATTCCATTTATAATGATAGGAAAAACGTTATTGTTAATGGCCTTGTGCTTGAAGTATGGGCCAGGTACATCATCGAGCGTTTTTGGAAAGATAATAGCTTTTTGAAATTTGCCAAAGATGATAGTGATTATGTAACTCAGGGCCGTATAGTACACATACCACAGCCTGGTAGTAAACCTGTGGTGGTAAAAAACAGGAGCAGTTTTCCGGCTACTGCCGTTCGCCGTACTGATACAGAAGTGTTGTATTCGCTTGACGAATATACAACCGACCCTACCCACATTCCGAATATCGATGCCATTCATTTGAGTTACAACAAGCAGGATAATGTGCTGGGCGACCATATGAGCACGCTAACTGAAACCGTTGCTGATGATATGATAATTAAATGGGGTGCCAATGCCACAGTTGTAAAAACAACTGGTGGCGCTATTGGCCCGGTTACAGGACAAACTGGTAACCGCAAAGCTTTTATCGAGGCCGATTTGAAAAACCTGATGATAAAAATGAATGTTGACAATGTGCCAAAGCAAAACCGCTACATCATGATTGACGACAATATGTATGGCGCATTTTACGACAGCCTTGGCCAAACCAATGCAAAAGACTTTAGCCGCTATGCTGATGCCGAAAACGGTGTTATAGGCAAGCTGCATAGTTTTAGCATCATGACCAGGAGCAGTGTGCTGGCACTAACCTCGGCCGATGCTGTAAAAGCGCTTGGCGCATCGCTTGGTGCTACTGATAACCTTGCCTCACTGGCCTGGCACAAGGATAGTGTTGCCTTTGCAATTGGCGATACTAAGCTTTTCCAAGACCTGAATAACCCCCTCTACTACGGCGATATACACTCACTGCTTTTGATGGCCGGTGGCCGGGTAAGGCGTGGGGATAGTAAAGGTATATATGCAGTAACGCAGGATGCTGCAGCCTAATTTAAAATAACAGCCGCCAACCACTGGAGCCTGGTTAAGGCCGGGCTCCATATATAAAAATGCAAAGGCAAATTATGATAGACTGGATTGCTGTAAAAATAAACAGCACTGCTATATTCTTAAGCATATTAGGTGCTATAAAGGGCAATCATATTGCTTTAAGCCTATCAATACTTGCCAGCCTGTACAGCCTTGCATACACACATTATAAGTGGCGAAAACACCGTAAAAAATGAAACAATTTTTTTCAAGCCTATCTAAAACGGATGTACGCAACATCATTGCCATCATCTATGTACTGCTTGTGCTTGGATTTATTTATGTGCTCGTATTTAAACCGGTGCCCAACGAAAACAAAGACCTTGTAAATGTGCTTGGTGGTGTTGTTATTGGTGGTATCGGCCCCATCATCGGATTTTACTACGGCAGCAGTAAATCAGACAATCATTTGGATAGTAAATGAAAATTTTAATTATCATACTACTTGTATTCTTTTCATTCAATGCCTGCCGCACTGTACGGCCTGTGCTGCATACCAACCAAAAGGATAGTGTTGTAACCGTTACTGTTACTGAAAAGGTAACCGTAACAGAATACCTGCCGGGAGATACGGTAGAGCTTTGGCAGGCTATACCATGCCCTGAAGCAGTTGTTGATAGAACTGTTAAAAAGGGTAACACCTCGTTATCTGTGCAATTAAAAAATGGCCAGTTAAATGTGCGGTGCAATAGCGATAGCCTGCAACGTATAATTGACAGCATTAAAACATCTGTTCATAAAGAAGTGTATCGTGAAAAAACAATATCGATACCTATTGATAAACCAGTACCCTACATACCAAAATGGGTGTGGTGGCTGATTGCAGCTAACACATTCTACTTGTTTTGGCGATTTAGAAAGCCGCTAATTAAACTTTTGAAACCAACTGTATGACACTTGCCGAAAAAACCTTACAGGTAGCAATTAACCAACTTGGAGTTTCGGAAAAGCCGGTTGGTAGTAATGCAGGGCCTGAAGTAAACAATTATTTAAAAAGCGTTGGCCTTCGCCCAGGATATGCCTGGTGTATGGCTTTTATCTACTGGTGTGTTGAGCAGGCGGCAAAAGAATTGAATGAAATTAACCCGTTGGTTAAAACCGGCGGTGTGCTACGGCAGTGGAATGAAGTAAAGCTGCGCAAGCTATCATCGAGGGACAGGGCGATAAAGCCGGGCGACATTTTTATCATGGATTATGGCAAGGGCCTCGGCCACGCCGGTTTTGTTGAAAGAGTAGGTAACGGTATTATTCATACCATAGAAGGCAATACCAATGAAGGCGGCAGCCGTGAAGGCTATAAAGTAACACGAAGGCAGCGGCTGCTAACTACTATTAATAAGGGATTTATACAGCTTTAAATAATTTTTTAAATCACAACCATGACAAAAGCAGAAGCACAGAAAATAGCCGAATTTTTTTTTAAAACATACCCGTCAATTCCGGCCTTTCACATAACTACAGATAAGCAGGCTTTTGCATCTATAAATGATGCTAATGCACATGCTGATTTTTTGAATAAAAAAAATCCTGAAGTATTTACAATTGAAAGGGAAAAGGCAACTACAGATGTAGCACCGACGCAAGATGATAATACCGAAGATGCCGGTAAGCCTGCTGCTGCTAAAAATAAAAGCAGTAAGAAAGAAACGGATCAAAAATAATTACAAAAACTTTTAATAATAAAACATGCGCCCACAGGTAAATATCGCATTAATGAATGGCCAGCTTGGCCTTACCGGCCCGCCAGAGTTTGGCACCTGCGGCCTGCTGGTGGCAGCACCAGCAGCGCCGGTTGCCGGTTATGGTACGCCTTTTATTTGCAAAAGCAGCAAGGCCGTGGAAACTGCTTTTGCGCAGGATGAAAACATGGCGCTGCGTAATCTTATCATCAATCGTTTTTTTGCCGAGGCCGCTGAAGGTACCAGCCTGTATATACTGGCAATGGCACAAACCACTACCCTTACAACACTCCTTGCGCCTGTAAATGCCGATAAACTGCTTACCCTGGCAGGTGGCGCAGTACGCCTGATGGGTGTTATCAAGTTTCCTGATATGGAAGAGTATGAGCCTGCCATTGATGGTGGATTTGATGAAGATGTGCATACCGCCGTTGCGGCGGCGCAAACATTAGCAGATAATTGGTTTTTGAATAAAAAACCTTTCAGGGTGCTGATTGAAGGATTTGGCTTTACCAACGCCGATGATGCCCTGAGTTACGAAAATAATACCAAGAGAAATGTAGCCATAGTAGTAGGCGCCATTGGAGATAGCACTGCGGCCGCCTTACTGCAGGTATTGGGCAGGGCAAGCAATAGTGCTCCTAACAGGAATATCGGCAGGATAAAGAGCGGCAGCCTTAACATACCCGAGGTTGATAGCATAAAGATTGGCAATGTATTGATTGAAAATGTGCCGGTTGCCGATTTGGATCTTTTGCATGATAAGCGGTACATCAGTTTTGAACGAAACGAAATTGCCAGCGGTGTAGTAGTAACTAACGATAATATGCTTACGGCCATTACTGACGATTACAACAACCTTGCGTATGGCCGGGTAATTGATAATGCCACCCGTATAGCCTTTAACACCTATTACCGTGAGCTGAAAGATGATGTGGAAGTAAACGAAGGCGGACGGCTTGCTCCAGTGGTTGAAAAGGCGCTTGAAAATTCAATTGAAAGCAGCATCGACCAGTTTATGCGTGGCCAACTTTCATTAAAAAGAGATGGTACTTCAGATGTAGAATGCCTGGTAAACCCCGACCCGGTAAAATATGCACCGCTATACGCAGCCAATGATTTGAGCAATCCAAATTTCAACATACTGCAAACCGGTAACGTGTACCTGTTTTTGCAATTGCGGCCAAAAGGCAGCCTGAAATATTTGAATGTGTTTTTGGGATTCACCGTTTAAAAATAATTGACAATGGCATTCGATTCAAGAGAGTATGAATTTGCTGATATAAAAGTAAGTATGCTGGGCATAGAGCTTAGCGGCCTGCGTGGGCTTACTTATAAAAAAAGCCAGGAAAAAGAACTGGTGTATGGTGCAGGTAACCAGCCTAAGGCCATACAGCGTGGCAATAAAAAGTATGAAGGCACTTTGATGTTGCTGAAAAGTGATTACGACCTGCTAAACCTGGCAGCCCGATCAGCCGGGTACGAGGATTTAACTGATGTGCCCGGCAGGTTGATTGATGTAACCTGTGTGTATCAAAAGAGTGATGATGCGGCCCAGCTTTCGGTTGACACTTTACAAAACCTTGAATTTACAGAATTTGAAGACGGGCAAAAGCAGGGTGATAAGTTTAAAGAAATAAGCCTACCCTTTATTTTCCTTCGTTTAAAACAAGTTTAAAAATTATATAAAACCAACTACAATGCAATTACTAAAAGGCCAGGCCACGCTTGAGCAAATACAGGAATGGAAAGAGAAGTATGGCAAGATATTCACCTATACCGTTGATGAAAAGATATGCTACTTCCGCCCGGTTAACCGCAACGACTACAGCCTGGCGGCCAGCAAGGTAACCAGCGCAGGCCCTGCAAAATTCAACGAAATACTTATAGCCAACACCTGGCTTGGCGGATGCGATGAGTTGCGCAAAGAGGATAAATACTTTTTCGGCCTCATTGATAAAATTGAAGAATTGATGGATAAGCAAAAGGGCGAATTGGGGGAGTTATAAAAAATGCAAAGGGGGCATTTGATGACGACCCAATTGCATACATCAACCACCAATTGCGCTACTACAGCGGCTTTACCAGGAATGAACTGGAAGCGATGACAGATGCAGAATGGGCAAAAGAGTATGCTATTCTGCAAAACATACGAATTGAAGAAGCTAAAAGAAAGCCTTTTGGGTAGCATGAAAAATGAACCAGGCATTAACATTTATACTGAAGCTGCAGGACATGCTTACGCCTGGTATGCGGCAGGCTGCACAAATTAGCAATACATCTGCCAACCAGATTGCATCGCAGTTTGAAAAAATAGGTGGTAGCGGTAAGCGAATGAACGCCAGTATAAATGAATTGCGGGTAAGGCTTGATGCTATCAATAAAGTGCGCTTTAGCACTACTGTTGAAAAGGAATTTCAAATTGCCACTAAGGCTGCGCAAAAATTAGAAGCCCAGCTCGAAAAGCTGGAAGGCAAAGGCCAGTCAATGGGAAAAGGTGGCGGCATGCTCGGCTCCATTGTAGGCGGTAATTTAATTACTTCATTAATTGGTAAAGCTGGCGATGCGTTGATGGGGGCTGCGGGCTCGGTTATCAGCAACACATTTCAGCGGCAGAAAGATAAAGTAGGGCTAACTACATTTTTAGGCAAATCCGGCGCCGAAGAGGCGTACAATAACATACAGCAGGATGCAGCGATAACGTCCTTTGATACGGCAAGTTTATTGAGCGTTAACCGGGCTTTAATAAGCTCGGGCCTAAATGCAAAAGATGCCCGCCGTGATGCAATGAACCTGGCCAATGCCATTAGCGCAGTTGGCGGTGGTAATGATGAATTGCAAAGAATGGCTGCCAATATGCAGCAGATTAAGACGGTGGGTAAGGCATCGGCGATGGATATAAAGCAATTTGCGATGACCGGCATCAACATTTACGAGATGCTTGCTAAAGCAACTGGAAAAAGCATTGACGATGTAAAGGAAATGGATGTTGGTTACGACCTGCTTAGTAAATCGCTACAGCAGGCAGCAGAGGCCGGTGGGATGTATGCCGGTGCGCTGGCAGCACAGGGAGAAACAATGGGTGCCAAATGGGCCACATTTACGGATAAACTGAGCATAAAAGCTGCTGATATTGGCGATAAGCTGAAGCCGGTGTTTGATTTTGTTTTGGATGGCATTGTATCGCTTTCTGAAAAATTTGATGAATGGCTACCTGCCCTGCAGCCGGTATTTGATATGCTTAATTCGATACCAGCAGTTATGGCAGATATACTGAGCCCTACCGGTAGCTGGAGCGAATATTTAAATGTTGGCAGGCAAATGCTAAACAGCCTATGGGTAACTGTAAAGAGCCTTGCCATGAACATTTGGAATATTACTAAAGGCATTATTGAGTGGGTGAAAAAGAGCGAATTAATGAAAGATATAGCCTGGGCCATCGGCAAGTTATTCGATGGTGTTATGTGGGTGATACGAAAGATTGGTGATGCTTTACAACTGTATTGGGAAAAGTTTTTAAAACCCATGTGGGATAAGATTGAATGGGCCTACAAAGCAATTAAAGGCTTATTCACCGGCAATACAAAAGCAACGGTAGAGGTAGTTGGTAAGCCTGCACTTGATGCCGGTAAACCGGCAGGCGTAACAGACCCATTGAAAGCGCTTAATGCAGGAAGGGATAGTAAGATTGGTGCTGCAGACCTTGCCGCTGCCGGTGGCGCTTTAAAAGAGGGTAAGGCAAAAGCAGATGGCATTAACCATGGCGGCCAGCGCAGTATTGTTATCAATATCACAAAGGTGATGGATAAAGTAGAGCAGCATATTTTAAATGGCGGACAGCAGGCTGCTGATGAATTTGCAAGTGCTGTACGGGAAGCTCTACGCAGAGAGTTATACAACCTTAACGGAATAGCATCGTAATGGCAACAATTAACCTGAATGACATTTTTAAAGATGCTTTTGGATATAAAGTAGATACACGTGAACCAATAATTGAGGCCAACTCAATACCATTGGACTATAGCACAGCAACCGGCCAGCCTTACTATGATGAAGATGTATTTGGCCGTGAACATTTTTTGCCGATAAAACTGGATGGAAAGCTGATACCATTTGCCGTAATGGGAATGACCTGGAAAAAAACAATTGTAAGTACTCCAATGCCCGAGCGTGGCGGTAGTGTGAATGAGTTGGTGGCTATCGATGATTATCTTTTTAATATAAAAGGAATTTTAATAAGCCCTGATAACGTTTTTCCTGAAGATGAAATTATCGATTTAAAAAAAACATGGCTGAAAGGCAGTAGTGTTACGCTGAGAAGTGTTTTGTCGGATTTGATACTCTCTGGCCGCAGTAACATAAAAGGGGAGGATTATTTGGGCCACCGGGTATTGATAAAAGAAATAAAATGGCCTGCTGTTGCCGGTGTGGAGCATGCCAAGCCTTTTGAAATGGAATTAGTGAGTGATTTGATTTTTGACATTGAAATTGATTAGATGGCTTTTGCATTATGCAGCGATATAACTATTGGTAATTACAAGCGTGTGAAGCCGCATGAGGTGAAGATTGCTAAAAGCATATTTGATTATGTGGATAAGGCTACTATAAAGCTTCCTATCACTTCAAGAATTGTTAGGAGTGGTGAAGTAATTACAGCAAGTGCTGAAAGCCCAAAGATTTTTTCGGAAGGCGATAAAGTGCTGATACAACTGGGCTACAATGGGCAATTAAAAAAGGAGTTTGAGGGATTTGTAAGCAGGGTAAATTTTAAAACACCGGTAGAATTAGAGTGCGAAGGATATAGCTACCAGTTGAGGCAAAATAATTATTTAAAAACGTTTTACAAAACGGATTTAAGCACTATAATGAAGTTTTTGGTAGCAGATACTGATATAGTGCTAAAAACAAATCTGGATAAAAAAAAAGGCTTCATTATAGATAAGCTGCAATTTGATAATAATAGCGGCACCGAGTGCCTTGAAAAAATAAAAAAAGAAAGTGCGGGGCTTATTAAATTTTTCTTTACCGGTAATGAGCTATGGTATGGTTTGCAATACGACCAGGTAAAGGCTGATGTGAAATATCTTCTTGGTTGGAACGTGATTAAAGACGACAGCCTCAAACTAAGGCAGGCTAATAACCAGGATGTAACTGTAAATTTTATTGGCGAAAAAAAAGACGGGACTAAGGTAAAGGTTATTGTTAATGGAAAAAAAAGAACAAAAGACAATGTACTAAAAACAAGCGGTAGTGCTGGAAAAACCGGTGAAACAATAATTATAAAAACGCACTCGATTGTTGATAAAAACGCTCTTGACCTTATGGCAGCGGCCAAGCACCGGCAATTAACTTATGATGGCTATGAGGGCAAAATAACTGCATTTGGTGCACCTTATTGCGAACCTGGATATGCGGCAGTTATAACGGATAATAAGTACAACGAGCGTAGTGGAAGATACATTACAGAGAGTGTTGAAGTGAGCTATGGAATGCAGGGTTTCAGGCGTGTAGTTGGTATTGGTGCAAAACTGTAAAATGAGTTTAACAACTGAACAAATAAAGCAGCAGCTTGCAGCATTTGCAGCCAGGTATGGGCCATCGGTAATAATACCAGCCACAGTTACCGCAATAAATAATGATGATACCGTTTCGGTTGAATTTAGCGATGGGAGCACAATAGATGACGTACGACTTAAGAGTGTAGTATCGGATGGTGGAAAATTTGTTTTAGTGCCCAAAATAGATAGTGTAATACTTGTAGCACGGATTGAAAACAGTACAGAGTATGTGGTAATATCCGTACACGAAGTAACTGAGATAAAGCATGTAATAGGTGTGGTTGAGGGCAGTGTTAATGGTGATGGTTTTTTAATAAAAAAAGGCAATGATACATTGAAGCAGGCACTCATTGAATTTGTAGAAGCAATGGAGCCGATAATTATTTTGGAAGGCCGCAACCCGAATATGATAAAACTGGCAAGCGCAAAAAGCAAACTTCAAAATTTATTACGCTGATGGCATTGAATAAAGATGTACTTGGTGTGGATTTGTGTAACAGGGCTAATGCTTTTAATGAGGTAGATATTGATGACCTGCAGGCAGCAAGGCAAGCATTTTGGAAAAGCATTGCAGAGGGCATTATAAACCACTTTAAAACAAATGGTGTAATTACTGTGCCAGGTACAGGGCTGGTAGCGCCAAGCGGCGGTGGGCCTGTAAGTGGCGTTAGCAGCACCGGAAATATATCATGACTGATATTTTATTAAATGAAAGTTTTGATTTTGACTATATCAATGGGGAAATAGTGCGTGGGGAAAGCACATTGCAACATCAGAAGCTATTGCTGGTGTGCGCTAAAGGAGATTTTAAAGAAAGCGTAACAACATGCGTAGGTGCTGCAGGTTATTTAAAAGATGACGATAAATCAGCTTTTATGCAGGAGGTAAAAAAAGAATTTGAACGAGATGGTATGCTGATTGAAAGAATAAAATACGATAACGGTGTTTTAAAAATTGATGCTCGGTATGGCAGTGATTAAAAGATTTCAAACGCTTGCTGATTTTGCCTGCCAGCATGGCGGCAATATAGAAAGCCTGCTGAGTGTTGCTGTTTTGAACGGCATATCGCCGACTGCAAATGTGGAGCCGGGAACAGTGTTGAAACTGCAAGTAATTGATATACGGCAGTCGCAATTTTTTTTAACAAATAAAGCTGTAGATATTACTTCGCAAGGCAGTGATACTATACAAGGAGGAATTGGATACATGCAGATTGGAACAAATTTTATAGTTAGTTAATGGCGCAATCAATTTCATATTACAAGGAGCTTATAACAAACGAATATGTGAACAGGGCGGCTGCTATTGGTATAACTATAAATCCGCAAGCCTGGAGTGCCACTAACCTTGATCGCTGCTTTATACACGCCGTGAGTGTATGCGCCTGGATGCTTCATAGTTTGTTTGACTTGTTTAAGTCGGATGTGAACGAAACGATAGGTGCCATGAAACCACACAGCCTGCGGTGGTATGCCGAGATGGCAAAGAAATTTCAATACGGATTTGCATTGCCTGAAGATAGCGATGTATATGATAATACGGGGGTTGATGATGAAGATGTGTTGCAAAGCAAAATAGTGGCTTATAGTGCAGTAACCGAACAAATACGAGGGCTTAGAATAAAAGTAGCTAAAGCAGGTGAAATTGATTTGGCGCCGCTTACTAATGATGAATTGGACGCATTTACAGCATACATGCGGCGCATAAAAGATGCCGGCGTGAAGCTGAATATTACCAGCCAGGTTGCCGATTCACTAAGGCTTGTTTTGACGGTAGTGTACAATCCGCTTGTATTGACCGCTACAGGGAGCAGGATTGACGGCATAGCCGCAGCACCGGTAAAAGATGCCATAAGGGCTTACTTAAAAAACCTGCCATTTAACGGCATTTTAAGTTTGCAAAAACTGATTGATGAAATTCAAAAAGTTGATGGCGTTGCGGATTTGCATGTAAACAGCGCCAGGGCAAGGTATGGCCTGCTTCCATTTAGCAATATAAATATAAAGTATAAGCCCGATAGCGGTTACCTGCGCATTAGCGATGATGACCTTTTGATTAATTATGTAGCTGACAATGACGAATGATGAAGTATATCGTGTTGATTTTAAAAAGCTGCTTACCTGGCTGATACCATGGCGATTATTGCAGCCACGAGTGCTTAACTGGTTATTTTCATTACTGCTGCCGTTGCAACAGTTATATACGGCATTTTGGAAATACAGGAGGGCTACTATATATCACTTGCGTATAACACCGCAGGTTTGTTTTTTAGAAAAACTGCTTAATGACCGTTATGATTTTACGCAAAGGCGCATATACATTGATGATGGAATGGATAAAAACCCATTGCACATTTTTATTTACGAAGAATTGAAGCCAAAGTTTGTTTTTAAAAATAATGAAGCGAAACCAAAATACATCTACACGAGTGGTGAAAGTGGATTATTTAAAGATGATTTTGTTGTGAACGTGCCTGCTGGACTGGTGTACGATGAAAATGAGATGAGCAGCCTTCTTAAAGTATATAAGTTGGCCGGTTCAAAATTTAAAATACAAGTGTACTACTGATGCATAAACAGATTGATTTTTCAAACATTGGCGGTTTTCCGCTTGAGCAGGATACGCTTGCATTTATGCAAGATAGTTATACCACTGCACTTATGCACATAGCCAGGCTATGCGGTGGCGACAAAATAATACTATGGGGAGTTGAAGTGGAGGATGGCGTTGTTAGCGATGGCGCAATTTCTATTAATAATGAAATTATACCCTTTGCCGGTGGTGCAGTTGATAATTACATTTCAATTGAAATAACGCAAGGCCCTGCACTTTATGAAGATGGCAATGTAAAATATCCATATACTACAAAGATAGCTACATGTGCTGCTGTTGGTGATATTGCGATGGCTGAGCTGCAACGGCTGCCAACGCTTATAAATATTTGGCTGCCAGGAGATATAAAGATGAAGTATGTGCCAGAGGAATATATTGCTGCCAACTTTGATGCTAATGGTTACGGGCTCAATCGTGAAAAAGGCTGGCGCATATTGAGCAAACAATATCCTGCAACTGCCGGACGGGTATTCGTACAAAGAGATCCATCTAATCCAAAATTTAATGAAGTTGGTAAAATATTTGGCGCAGAAACACACCCATTGACTGCAGATGAAAACGGCCAGCACGTTCACCAAATTAAAGGCAGGCCCAACGGTACGGGTAATGGTTCGGATGCAAGTTTATTAAATAGCGGCACTGCCGCCACATGGGTAACTGAAAGCAGCGGTTTGGGATTGCCGCATAATAATATACAGCCATCGGTTGCAGTACTTGTTTTAATTAGATTATAATGCCAAGCTATAAAGACACATCGAAGCCATGGTTTGAAACTGGAGATTATCCAACTCAGTCGCAGTTTTGGCAAACATTCGATCGTATTCGATGGAAGGATGAGCCTATAAGTATGGCTGAAGTTGAAGGGTTGATTGCACAGCTTAATGCATTAAGCAGGCCTGATGATGTGGTAGTGTGTGATGGTGGCCCGGTATTGTACACAATACCACCGGGCTATAAACTTGTAAGTATTGAAATATGTACACCTGTTGGTGTAGCTGCTTTGCAGGCCAATTTTACTTTTGGAGCAACGGGTGTTATAATACCTGAAATGGAATTAAGCGGCCCTGAGAGCTTTCCTGTAAACATTCTCGCTGCCTTTTCTGCGAAAGGCCTTTCTATAACTGGATTAAACACGGGAACTAAAGTGTTATTTGAAAAAAGAAAAATAAACATTTAAGAATGAGTTTAAAGCATATTTTACCGCCACTTTTTATAATGCTAAGTATAGCAGCACATGCGCAAGTGCCGAGTGCTGAAAAAATGATAGTACGACAGCAGTTGTACTTAAAGGATACCTGGTTAAGAGGGGTTGCTACTGATACTTTTAGTATGAGTAGTGAAGATAAGGCTATAGTACCAAAAGTAATTGCAGATTACATAGCGCCGAGAATGGCTTTTGTTTTGGATAGTATTGAAAAGGTGAAAGACACCGTTAAACTCGGCTATCTTTTAAAAAAATTTACCCACCTGGGCAGGCCTGGTGTGATGGTGGATAGCGCTAAACTGGATAGCGTGATAAGGAGTATTACGAGCGGTGGCGATAGCTACTGGCAAGCCGATGATTACGGCATAGCATACAATGGTGAATTGGGGCAAAATGTAAAGATAAAAGCTGCCGAGGGTAGCGGTGATAATGCGATACTCACATTGCAGGCCGATGGTGGCAATGGCAGTGAAATATACCTGAAAAATAGTACCGGCCAGCAGATGAAGATAGCGAGTTACGATGATTCGCATTTGATTGACCTTAATGCTGGGCCATTAGATTTTAGGATAAGCAAGCCGGGAGCTTCGATTAATTACGTTGGGAGGGAATGGCAGACTGTTTTTAGATTTAAAGATAACGGCGAGTTTAAAACTACCACATTGTCTACTTCAGCGTTCATTGAAAATACATTTCTTATAGATAGCCTCGGCAAGGTAGGCATACACACATCCACTCCCGACAGCACATTAAGCCTATCCGGCAGCCTTAAACTGAATATCCCCGGGGCAGGATTAGGCAGGGTGCTTACGGGAACAGATAGCAATGGCGGGGCGGTGTGGGCCGCATCAACAGATACGAGCGGATTCATGCACAAATCCTACAATCTTACTGAAACTATTACGGGCAATAAAACATTTACCGGTAGTAACGCTTATGGAACACCTGCGAGCATAACTCTTACCAATGGTAGCGGCCTGCCTTTAAGCACAGGTGTTACAGGTACACTTGGTGTAACAAACGGCGGCAATGGTCTTGCAACTTCAACTCTTGGGGATATACGCTACGGTAGTGGTACTAATACGATGGCTGCATTGGCCGGTAATACAAGCACCACGATGGCGGTATTGACACAAACGGGTAATGGCAGTGCAAGTGCTGCACCGGTATGGACAAGTACCACCGGCAGCGGAAACGTTGTTAGAGCTACATCTCCAACACTTGTAACGCCAACTCTCGGCGTTGCCTCTGCAACAGGCGTAATAATTAGCGACAGCCTTAAATTAGATAAAAGTAAAATTTCAATTAATCAATCAATAAAATGGGGATTAATGCTTGATTCGTCCACAAATAAAGTTGAGCGTATGAGCATAGAGAGTGGTACTTGGACACCAACTGCTACTGCTGTTACGAATATTACAGGAACGCCAACAACATATACCTGCATGTACACAAGAGTTGGTAACATAGTTACTATATCTGGACGAGTTGATGCCAATAGCACAGCGACAGGTGCTACAGAATTTTCATTGACATTACCAATTGCATCAGACTTCACAACTACTGAAGATGCGAGGGGTTGTGCTAATACCCAAAGCTCAACTGCTAATAGAGTTGTGTTTTGGGCTGATGCTACCAACGACAGACTATCTTTTCAATTTAACTCTGCCGCATCTGGCTCGAGAGAATACAGTTTTTCAGGACAATACATAATAAAATAAATAAGCAATGAAATTACTAACTACCATCACCGCCATACTGCTGCTATCGGCAGCCTCTTTTTCGCAAACGACAATTAAAGTAACTACCAGTTCATCATCCAGCGCAAAGACGGTGTACACCCAGGCAGGCACCGATGCGTTGGTGAACAAAGCACAAAGTAATGCTGTAGCCTACACTAACGCACAGGTATTGCCAGTATGGGTATGGATAGCAAAGACGGATAGCATCATCAATGCCCTCAATGCGGTAACGGTGAAGCAGCAGGCTGATATTGATAACCTTAAATTTCAAAACAGGCAAAAGGATACATTGATTGCAATGATGGCAATTGATTACCGCAGCAGGATTGATGCGATACTCCCTGATACAATTATAAATGGCAACGGATTTAAAATTGAAACTGTGGGCCCACGCAAAATGAAGATAACCGCACAGGTTAGTTATGATGCTAATGGTAAGCTTGTAAAAAATTATTGAAATGAAAAAAACAATAGTTACACTTTTTGCCGCTATACTGATGCACCTGTACGCTGCTGCCACAACCTATTATGTGAGCAGCAGCGGCAGCGATGCTAATCCTGGAACCATGGCGCAGCCCTGGCTTAGTATATCCAAAGTGAATGCGGTGGCTGCCGCCAATGATATAGTATTGTTTGAGCGTGGTGGCACCTGGCAGGGCACACTTAGGCCCAAAGCAAATGGCATTACTTACGATGCTTATGGTAGTGGCCCTATGCCGGTAATTACCGGATTTGAAACGCTAACAACCTGGACAAATGTTGGCAGCGGCAAGTACAGCAAGTATGTGCCGGGAGTAAAGAGTTATTGCAACATACTACTCATTAACGGCAACGTACAACGCATTGCCAGAACGCCAAACACTACACTATGGTACAATAATGGTGGCACCAGTAGCAGCGTAGTGTATAATCTGCTAAGCGGGCAGCCTTCGTTTGTTGGCGGCGATGTAGTAGCCTGGAAGAATGGCTGGCGTATAGACAGGGGCCGCATTACTGCGCAAACAAGTAATACACTGAGCTATGTGCAGCAGCGTGGTATAGCCAGCAGCGCCGGTAATCTTGACTTTGTGAGCCAGGATGCCGGTTATGGCTTTTTTGTGCAAAACCACGAGGCTTGCCTTGATGCCTTCGGTGAGTGGAGGGTTGATAGTGCGGCAAGTACCGTAAGGTTGTATATGGGGGCAGCTAACCCGGTTGATTACAACATACAGGTAAGCGTTGTGGATACATTGGTGAATATTGGCAGTCGTACAGGCATTACAGTGAGGTCGCTGAAATTCACAGGCGCTAACGTAGCGGCGATACACGCTATTACCAGCAGTAACGTGCTGGTGGAGGGTTGTAGCTTTTATGCCAACACAATGGCTACTTACTTTTGGAACACAAGTAATTTGACGATTACTAATAATGACTACAAGCACAGCTTATGCCAGGCCATAGCTGTGGCCAACAGGCAGCGCATTAACGTTACCGTTACTAATAATACTGTTGACAGCACGGGATTGCTGGCCGGGCAGGGTGCCTTTGCATATACTATGCAGTTGAAGGCTATCAGCGTAGAGGTGGACAGCACGGTGGCGGGCCACAATACTGTAATAAGCGGCAATCATGTGAGCAATACCGGTCAGGCTGGCATTGAGTTCCAGGGCAGCAAGATATTGGTGGAAAAAAACTATGTGTACTGGTATTGCCGGGTTTTGGAAGACAACGGAGGTATATACACCTTTACGAGGAATGACGGAACGCCGCCGCAAAAGCGGTTTAGGTATAGAGCCGTTCGTTTTAATATAATAAATCATTGTCCGGGTGCCGACATATCTATTAAAAACCCTGAAGAGCCTGATGTAGCGGGCTTGTACCTTGATGATCAGACAGAACAGTTGGAGGCGTATGGTAATACCATAGCTGGCATCAACGGGCCTGGCATACAGCTTAACAACCCTTATTATTTGAGCATTGTTGATAACACAGTTTATGATTGCGATGAAAGCATTTTGGTGCAGGCTAAGAACTACAGCAGCCTTGCCGGTAATGTGATTAAAAAAAACATCTTTTTTAATACAACTAACCAGCAGACATATTTCAGATATTGGGATTATAACCTGCAATTGCCGACAGCGCAAACACTGGCACAGAGCACTGGCAGCTTTGCGCTTGTTGACAGCAATTACATTTACTGCACACGCAGTAGCTGGATTAGGCTCTGGTACTCTGTCAATGGTAGCAGTACAACTTTCAGCAACCTGGCTTATAACACATGGCGCAGTACCTACGGGCAGGATGCGAACAGCAGCACAGCGCCTGTAGCTGTAACTGGTTATTCGCTGGTATATAATGCAAGCGATGAGCCTGCAACGGCAGCGTTTCCGGGCCAGCGCAAAATTGATATGAAAGGGAATGTAATGGATAACAGCATGAGCATTGCCCCTTACAGCAGCGCTATACTCATTAATAACGGCACTGTGCCTGTGCCTCCGGCAGAGCCGCCAGCGCCTGGTGAGCCAGCGCCTGAAGGCTTTATAATAGTGAACTGGAAACTGGAATAGGCTTTTCTCATACGCAGTTGGTTTTAGTAAACGGCCCCGGATGTCTATCCGGGGCTTTGTTTGAGGATACAAGCAGCGAACTTTTTTAAAACTCAAACAAAATATGCGACCATTAATGAAAACGCCGATTAGCTATTACGGCGGTAAACAAAAGTTAGCACCAGTTATAGTGCCTGTTATAACTGCACAGCCCCACACGCTTTATTGTGAGTGCTTTATCGGTGGCGGAGCAGTTTTTTTCGCAAAACCGGAAAGCGAAGTAGAAGTTTTGAACGACACAAACAGGGAGTTGATAAATTTTTATTCAGTTGCCAAAAATAGGTTTGTTGAACTTGAAAAGATGATAAGCGTAAGCCTCCATAGCCGCTGGTTGCACCGGGATGCTACGGTAGTGTATGAAAGTCCTCATTTGTTTGATGAGGTAAAAAGGGCATGGGCCGTTTGGGTGCTTAGCACTCAAAGTTTTAGTTCAAAGCTCGATGGCAACTGGGGTTTTGATATAAAAAAACGGACTACAACAACTAAAATAACGAATAAAAGAAATGACTTTACCGAAGCGATAGCCCAGCGGCTTCAAAACGTGCAGTTAGACTGTGCTGATGCTTTGTATGTTATAAAGAGCAGGGATAGCGCTGATAGCTTCTTTTATTGCGACCCGCCGTATTACAACAGCGATTGCGGTCATTATGATGGATATAGCGAGAGTGATTATATGGCCCTGCTTGAAGTGCTGAGCGGTATAAAGGGCAGGTTTCTGTTATCTTCCTATCCATCGACCTTATTGGATGGGTATATCAAACAAAATGGCTGGCATAGCCAGTGCTTTGAACAGGGGGTAAGCGTTAATGCGAAGGGTGGTTATCGTAAGCGTAAATGGGAGGTTTTAACGGCTAATTTTAAGTTTTAGGTAAAAAGGCCCGGACGATAATTAAAAGGTGCGAATCATTCAACTACCTGGCATTGCTGCCTGTCCGGGCCGTATCTTGAGGATACAAGCCAAGCCGATGTAGTTGAATGATTCGCTGGGCGAAGATAGGTGTTAATATGGGGGTTAAAGTGCTTTTAAAAGGTTTTTTTATTGCGAGGTAAAAAATGTTCCGTTTAGTTTTAAAAAATGTTCCGTTTTGTTTTTGCGCTTATATATGCAATATATTTGCGCCCATGGGCCAAAAAAAATTACTGCGATTTAATGCTATCAAATCCTTTTCGAATGTGCTGGAATACCCGGAG